TTGATGGTGGTATTATTCCTGGTCTTACTATGTGGGCAGGACCATCAAAACATTTTAAGACTGCTTTCAGTTTATTGATGGCAAAAGCATACATGGACAAATACCCTGAAGCGGTATTATTGTTCTATGATTCAGAATTCGGAACACCTGTCAAATACTTTGAAACATTTCAGATTGATATGGACAGAGTTCTACACACACCTTTGACTGACATTGAGCAGTTGAAGTTCGATATAATGCAACAGCTTCAAGAAGTGATTCGTGGTGATAAACTCATCATTATATTAGATAGTATTGGTAATCTAGCATCTAAGAAAGAAGTAGAAGATGCACTTGAAGGTAAATCTGTTGCAGATATGAGCCGTGCTAAACAAGTTAAATCATTGTTTAGAATGGTAACACCTCACCTCAACCTAAAAGATATTCCAATGGTAGTTGTGAATCATACTTACAAAGAGATTGGTATGTTCCCAAAAGATATCGTTGGTGGTGGCACAGGTTCTTATTACTCAGCAGACAACATTTACATTCTTGGTCGTCAACAAGAGAAAGATGGCACAGAGATTGTAGGTTACAATTTTATTATTAATGTGGAGAAATCTCGTTATGTTAAAGAGAAATCTAAAATTCCTATTTCGGTCTCCTTCGATGGTGGTATTCAAAAGTATTCTGGCTTGGTCGACATTGCGATTGAGGGTAATTTTATTTCTAAACCATCACCAGGTTGGTATGCAAAAGTCGACCAGAAAACTGGAGAGATTGGTGACAAGGTTCGTTTTGATGCCACGCAAACAGATGAATTTTGGCAACCATTACTTAAAAACGAATCGTTTAAGGAATTCGTAAATGGAAAATATGGTATCGCATATGGAAACATTATGGGAGAAACTGCAATTCTGGAAGAAGAAACGGACGATGCTTAAAGAAGGTATTGACTACACCTTTTTAGATTTTGATAATTCTGAAATAACAGGAGTGGCACTATTGAATGAAGAATTCAATGGTGTCATTTACCATTATAATAAAGCAAGAGTTGTTGAAGAAGGTGAAATTGCAAGACTTCAATTTGGATATACTATTGTTCATCCAGGTAATTTTAACATAGATGACTTGAATAGTAACGAAAAATTTCGTATAATTATGGGTGACATACTCACCGAAATATTGACTAGAAAAACACAAGATGAACAGATTAGAACAGATTATTCTAAAGAACCTGATACACAATGAAGAATATACCAGAAAAGTTCTTCCTTTTATAAAGGGAGAATATTTCTCCGACCAAACCGAAAAACTTGTATTCAAAGAAGTTTATGATTTCGTAAACAAATACAAGAATCTTCCAACACACGAATCTCTCGTAATCAACATTACAGAGAAAACAAATCTTACTGAACCTCAAGTAAAAGAATCGATTGACCTTCTCAGAGATATCGAACAAACAAAAGATGATAAGGTTGAACTGCAATGGTTGACCGAACAGACAGAAAAGTTTTGTCAAGATAAAGCAATCTACAATGCCATTATGGAATCTGTATCGATTCTTGATGATAAGAATGGCAAAAAGGCCAAAGGTGAAATTCCACAATTACTTGCAGATGCACTTGGTGTATCTTTTGATAGTAATGTTGGTCACGATTATATGCAAGACTTTGAAGAACGATATGATTTCTATCATCGTGTAGAAACCCGTGTTCGTTTTGACCTTGATATCTTTAACAAGATTACAAAAGGTGGTTTGCCAATTAAGACTTTGAATATTGCACTTGCAGGTACAGGTGTTGGTAAGTCCTTGTTCATGTGCCATGTGGCCGCAAGTTGTATCAGTCAAGGTCATAATGTGTTGTATATCACACTTGAAATGGCAGAAGAAAAGATTGCAGAACGAATCGATGCTAATTTGCTAAATATTGATTTGAATGAATTACAAACAATTAGTCGTAGTGACTATGAAAGAAAATTTGATGTGTTGAAATCTAAGACACAAGGTAAACTCATCATCAAAGAATATCCTACTGCATCGGCATCTGCACTACATTTTCGTGCTTTATTAAATGAATTGCGTTTGAAAAAGAACTTTAAACCAAATATTATCTTTATCGACTATCTAAACATTTGTTCGTCAGCAAGAATTAAACCTGGTGGTAATGTGAACAGTTATACCTATATCAAATCAATTGCTGAAGAACTTCGTGGTCTTGCCGTTGAGTTTGCACTACCTGTTGTTTCAGCAACTCAAACAACTCGTTCTGGTTTCAGTAATTCGGATCCAGGTCTTGAAGATACTTCAGAATCTTTTGGTTTGCCTGCAACTGCCGATTTTATGTTTGCACTTGTATCAAATGAAGAACTTGAAGGTCTAAATCAAATTCTCGTTAAACAATTGAAGAATCGTTATTCTGACCCCAACTATTACAAACGATTTGTTGTTGGTATCGATAGAACAAAAATGCGTTTGTATGATGCAGAACAAACTGCACAAGAAGGTCTTGCTGATGCGGGACAAGATAATGACACACCACCATTAAATACTTTTGGTGGTCGTGAAAGAAACTTAAATGCGAAGTCTCATGGCATCAAGGTATGAGTTTGACAAAAGACCAAGCAATACATTGTGCGAGTGTATTCTCAAATTATTTTGACCGATTTGAAAGAATTGATGATTACATTCGTGACCAAAAACTGAATAGTCTTTCAGAAAGACCACCTGGATTACCAGGTATGGGACCTGAAGATGATTTGTTTTCAGATTTTACAATCAACCCAAGTGACATGCAATTTGAACTTGTTGAATTGCCACAAGATACTTGGGACATTTATCTCAATATGATTTCATCACACTCAAATATGACCAGTATTCCTGGCCGTTGTTTGAGATTGGCAATCTTAGAAAAGAAAACAAAGAAGTGGGTTGGTTTCATTCGACTAGGTTCTCCTGTTATCAATATGAAACCTCGCAATGAAATGCTTGATGGTGTATTCACACAAACACCAGAATCTTCTAAATCATTTAATCACACCTCGATTATGGGTTTTGTGATTGTGCCTTCTCAACCTTTTGGTTTCAACTATCTTGGTGGTAAACTATTGGCAGCGATTTGTTGTTCACATGAAATTCGTGAAATGTTGAACAAGAAGTATGGCATGAATACTTGTTTGTTTGAAACCACCAGTCTTTATGGTAGTTCGAAATCTTCTTCACAATATGATGGCATGAAACCTCTGTTAAGATTTAAAGGACTTACCGATTCTAATTTTCTTCCAATGATGCATGGCAAACCATATGAAGATTTGAAAAATTATGTTGAAGGTATTGTAGGTGAGTTTGTGCCTGCCGATGCATCTTCTCGCAAATTGAAAATTTCTAATGCCATTATTTCAATGACTAAAGTGGCACTCAAAGGAACACCTGAAGGTGAGAAGTTCGGTAAAACGATTGAAAATGCCTTATTGTTGACAGAAAAGAAACGGTATTATGCCTCAAATTATGGATTCAGTAACTTTACCGATGTGGTTATGGGAAGAACAGATAAGTTGATACCAGACAAAGAGAACTATGACAAACACTATCTGGAATCGATTATAGAGTGGTGGAAGAAGAAAGCACAATCCAGATATGATAATCTAAAGAATGAAGGAAGATTGCGTTCCGAGATTGAAGTCTGGACAGGCGAAAAAGAACTTGACATTATCAGGTAATTGAGTTAGCATAAATACTCTATTAATCATTGAATGGAGTATTAAATGGCCGGTAATGCGATAGAAACCGCTAAACAAGAAAACGGTTCTAAAGTTTACTTTCGAAAAGTCATAGAAAACACTAAGAGTCCTACTGAAAGTGAATTGTTTTCAGAAGTGACCAAAGTGTATCCTGATTTAGCGAAAAATGCATCCTTACGAGAAGTGTGGATGTCAACATATGCTAAACAAGGTGCCGCTTTAAAAAAGTATCTTGGAAACAATAAAGGTTACAATTATTCCCGTGATGAAAGAGATGGTTTTATGACCTTCATTGAAGATATTGCAAAAGGTCGTTGTGGTGTTAAGACTAAAGATAATTGGGATCCTGCCGACATTTATATGGTGAGAGCATCAAAAGAAAGAGCAATTCGTAAACACATAGATGAAATTACCAAAGCGTCTGATGAAATGGCAAATATCTATTCCTTAAATTCTTACATGAGAGAATTAATCGTTAGTAAAGATTTGGTGCCTATTTCATTAAAAGCCATTTCAAAAACGAAAACAACTGCTGATTTGGAACTCTCTAATATGGGTTCAAAAGGTAAACAAAAAGAAATTTCTTTTGAAAATATTGGACCTTTGAAATGTTATTCGAATTTTGGAACCAATACAAAAACACCAACAGAAATTGACAATGGTGAAATTGCAGGACAGTTTAAAGCAGGAGAGAGTGTTGTAAATTGGCAGACAAGAAATTTCAATATGTCAACACCTAGAGGTGGTGTTCAAACCGATTTAACGCCAACAGGTAAAGATGCCGGTGCTAAAATCGGTAAAGCTTCTGCTGATGCTATTGACGATTTCTTTGCAAAGAATTATAATAAGCTTGGAATTTTAAGACCAGTTAATGCAGGTAAAGACCCACACATTCCCGAAGTAGGTAAGTGGTCAAAGGAAACACGCAAGTATTGGTTAGATTTTCAAAAAGAATTAAGTAAGTTTAAAGTTAATGGCAAACCTATTGACTTTGGTCTTTTAGAAGTTAAATATAAAAATAAAACGGTATCGAAAAATAGTTTTGAAAATGTTTTGGACTATTGTATAAGAGAAGAAAAATCTACAAGATATGCTGCAGGTCGTCTTTCTTCTAAATTGACTTGCTTAAGATGGGCATATGCATGGGCATTAATTGAGAAAAAAAACTTAATGGATGAATGGTTAAAAACTCTTTATTATGGTGCTAAAAAAGAATTTAGAGATACAAACGGACCTTTCGTAAAGATATACTAATGAAATTCACAGAATACTTAACAGAAGCCAAAGAAGGCAAAAATGTTCACCTTGAACATATTGAGGATGAAGTTCTCAATCGTGGTGTTGTGGGTGCGAGAGATGCAATCAATTTCTTACAATCATTAAGAGATATGCTTGCGGGTCATGCACAATCAAAAGTTAATGTCACAACAAAATGGGATGGTGCACCTGCAATCTTTTGCGGAACCAATCCTGAAAATGGTAAGTTTTTTGTTGGCACAAAATCGGTGTTCAATAAAAATGCTAAGTTAAACTACACAGAAGATGATATCGATACAAATCATCCAAGTGGTGGTTTAAATGAAAAACTTAAAGTTGCATTACGATATCTTCCAAAACTCGGCATTAAAGGTATTCTTCAAGGCGACATGATGTTCACCAAAGGTGACATTAAGAAAGAAACTATTGAGGGTGAATCTTATATTACATTTCAACCAAATACGATTGTGTATGCAGTACCAACAGATTCCAAATTATCGCAGACAATGTTAGCTGCACAAATTGGTGTTGTATTTCATACCTCTTATACAGGTCGAACAATGGAAGATATGAAAGCATCTTTTAACATTGACATTGGTCGTTTAACACCAACAAAAGATATTTGGTTCAGAGATGCATCGTTTACAGATGCTTCTGGTTCTGCAACTTTCACCGAACAAGAAACAAAAGACATAACATATCTTCTATCTTTAGCAGGTAGAACTTTTCAATCAATCAATTCATTAGTTTTGAATCGCATTTCATCAAGTGAATCTATATTAACTTATATCAAGACATTCAACAATACAAAGGTTCGTGAGGGTAAAAAGATAACAAATACTCAATCACATACACTTGAATTGATTCGTTGGGTAGAAGCAAAATTAAATAAAGACATTGCTGATGTGAAGAAAGCCGAAACAAAAGCAAAAAGAACAAAAGAAAAAACTGAGATTATGCGTTTCTTTAGAACAAATGCCGCACAATTAAGATTCATTTTTGATTTACAGAACTTATTGGTTGATGCAAAATTAATGATTGTTCGTAAATTAGAATCAATTCGTTCAATTGGAACATTTGTGAGAACAG